TATACACGATGGGCAGTGGAAACCTAGACTCTGACTCGGTAACCACTCGTGTCGGCAAGCCGCAAGTTTGACTGATCCCCACAGAATAGGAATCAAAGTAAACTGCCTGCGTCCAAGCTCCAGGGGCCTTAATCTGATGAATGTAGGCATGGAATGGATCGCGTGATATTGCGGCGAAACCGGCACCAGTTGGGGTATTCGAGGTATTTGTGTTGGCTATGGAGAAGTCAATATTGAGGTTAGCAAACGGTTTCGAAACCACAGTCGGAACTGCCACTCCCACAGGAAGGCGAATCGGTTCTGAATCTGATGGCATCGACAGAGATAGTACTATGTTTTTCATTTCGTTGCTTAACGACAATTTCGAGAACGATCTTGCAAACCCCGAATCCTTCGGGCCGCGCACTTTCGTTCTCAACTCCTGGTACCGTGGGTGTCTCGAGGACATCTGGTTGTTCAGTTGATTGATCGAATCCCAGTTGCTCTTGTTCTTGTACCCAGGTGCTGTCAACAATCTCGAGTTCTTGTGGTGGACTGGCATCGAAACCACGACTTGCTGTCGTTGTTTCTTGTGCTTTTTCGGCTGCCGTTGTTTGCGCTGTCCTTTCTCGATGATTGTAACGTTGGGCATTGTATCCAAAATATGAATAAGGATTTAGAGCAATGTTGATTGTATGGAAAACCTTTGTATCCGATGCGGTGGTCCAGTGAGATCAAAATTTTCTTCTCACCGCAAGAGTGAAGGTGACACGCCAACCTGGGAAGCAGTTTGCACTGCCCACTTTCTGAGAGTGATTTCGGCCGGTCAATTAAGCAATGGTGCCAGACGACGGTATGTCGAATCAGCGCGTGTTGACTGTCGTCAGTTAGGCGTAAAGCCCCCCTATTGCTCCGTGTAGGACGCCTATGTCCTCCTTCACTTAGAACCCGGCGTGCACGAAGATGCGCTCCAGCACCTCCGCGTACATCGCACGGTGTTCATCCACCCGCAACCCTTCCAAGTCCTCCGGACGGACGCCATATCGGGAGTTGAAATCTATCCTGGCGTCATCTCGGAACCGGCTCAATCCTTCCACCTTCCTGTTCTCGCTCAACAGGTGGTGAGTGCTCTGCGCATTTGCGGTCCCAAAGATGTTCTCAAATCCTGGGACCCCTGAATAGACGGCTGCAGCCGCCTGTGAGCACTCCTTCAACCACCTCTGAGGTGAAGGCTGGAAGTCTAAGCTCCACCCGAATTTGGTGAGCATGCGGCCAGGCTCTGGGGTGAGCTTGTACATAGTTGGGCCGCAGCGGGTCTGCTCCTCCACGATTGGGGAGAAGTAGGAGCTTAGGAATTTCACTCGGCTCAAGGTTTCCACTTTGACCTTGAGCTCATGTCCAAGTAGGCGCCCTGCCTCTCTGATGAAGGGGGCAGCATCGTACCTGGGATCATGTGCGAAGACACTGTCGTCTCCCGCAACAATGAACTTGCAGCAATCCTCGGGGATCCCCGCCAATCGGGATGCCAACCAGAGGATGCCAATGTTCACGAGTGAATTCAACAAGGTGGTGAACGTCGAGCCGGATTTCATCGTTCCATCCACCTTGAACCGGGTCCCATCCCGGAGTTTTGTGGGTGAGTCACGCTGGGCGAGAACCGCCTCACGGACCCACCATGGAGCATGGCGCATGCTCCCAAGGATGTTCGCCAACATGTCGAACCAACTGGCGTTTTGATGCCCGTCGTACTTTGAGGCATCCGCTTCAACAAAAACCCAGTCAGCCGGCACATTGGTCATCCAGACCCCAATCTCTGTCGCGTTGTAACCTGACCCCAGCGTCATCGATGAGCTCAAACCGAGCCTTTTCTTCATCGCTCCGTACATCGATTGTACGGCTGGCCCTGTCAAACAGTTGGCCAGTGGGGTAAGGTGTTGAATGGCGCGAGTCGAATGTGGTTCGACTGCCCAGTCTCCAGACCAGAGATTGTGTGGAAACAAGTTCCACTGTGGGTCCTCCACCACCTCATCGAGCCCAGTTGTGCGTTTTGTGAGCAGTTCACGCTTGCCGAAAGCAGTGAATTCACTGAGCTGTCGAATCCTCTCGGAAGTGAGGTGGGGGATGAGCTTCCGAAAGGCAGGAATGGCGTTCTGCATCTTGCGCCGTTGCTCTGGGCGTAACTTAGAGTGATAGGTCGTCAACCCGTCACACTTAACGTCCCAGGAAGTGCAGAGCGTGGTCAGCATGTCTTGAACCAATTTCAGGCTCTTTACATCGGCATGTTTTAGCTGACCCATCGACCGATTGAGGACCCCGTACATGGTGGCGGTCGAATTCTTGGAATCCACCACAGGTATCCGCGAGAAAAGGGGGCCGTAACAGAATGCTCCGAATTCATTGACCGCAGGAACGGTCTCCTTCGGAAGAGTCCAATTCGACGAGACGAACTGTGGACCCTCAGGGCGAGTTGAGCAAATCAGGACCGGGACATGGTCGAGCTTCAAGTCGCCAAACATTCCATTTCTTCCACCCAAGACTGCGGTCCAGCGAACAGCTGAGCATAGGGGACATTTGTCGTGGTATGGCATGCCACAGACGCACTTCCTCCTACTGTGAGGACACAGCATACACCGCTTCAGGGATCTGCCATGATCGCAGATTCGGTCCCCTGGAAGACGGGAAATGTGGCTCTCACGCTCAGCCTGTTCGAGGACGGGATCACCGCCCCCTCAGAATTCGCCAAAGTCGACGAATGCCGTGTTGGCACCGTCGAGTTCGGCTTGGCAGGCCACATCGAACAGAGTTTCCAATGGTTTAGTCATTTCATATTTATACCATTCTCCATGTTCGGTAAAAGTTGGTGGCCCGTGCTGTTGAAATTCGGGGAGCGGATTTATTTCAGGAAAAGCCTCTCGAAAGGCATTGTGTCGTGGTACCGAATACGGCTGGCGGAAGACCCAGGTTGGTTCGTCGACTGACGACGATTCTTGTGCTGGAAAAGCAACCTGTGAGTTCACGGAACGGCCTCCAATCTTCGATGGGAGGCAATAGTAGCCATGCATCAAGGTCGATTTTGGGGCAGTGTTCTTGACGCGTTCCCATTCGGAGTGCAGGCGTTGCTTCCTGGCACTGTAGATCCGAACAGTGGGGAACATGGCGTCCGTCACTCTCTGCCAAAGCGACTTGCGCTGGTCGTCCCATGCTGCAGCATGCCGCTCACTGGCGTGCTGCGTCTTCAACCCGATGGTGATGCCTTCAAGGCGATCACCCATCAGGACCAGGGCTTGCGATGTGTTCCGCTCGCGAAGCTCTTCCACGAACCGGAGCCGGGTGGCCAAGCAGAGATCAGTGTACCAGAAAGGATTGGTACTTGCTTTTTGGCGCACCTCGGTCCGGATTCCCAAGTTCCCCGAGTAAAGCTCCCGCCATGCGCTCTCAAGCGCGTTGTCGTAGTGGGAGGCGGCTTTCAAAGCTCCGTCCTTCCCCTTGACGTTCAAACTGAGGCCTGTCTCTAGGCCTCGGGCGAAAGCATACTGGAGAACTTCCCGAGCGATCCGCTTCAGGCGGATTTCCGGCGGAGCCGGAAACGGAACCTCCGCTCTGGGCCGGAGTCGCTCGGGGATGGCCGCAATTGTGAAATCAAGGCGGTTGGGACGGTCGACTATCTGGCGAAAATCCAAGCTCATGGTCTGTAGCTCGAATTCGCGGTCGAAAAACAACAACTGCCTGTTCCAATCTTCTTCTGCGGCCACTCGCTCGGCAATGTCACTCTGTGCTTTAAAATTTCGAATTTTTTCTTCAAGCACTCCTTTCTGCAATTCGAACAACACCTTGCTGAGCTGGTGGTGCGATTCGAAGCCTTCACGCGCAATCTGATCCCTCATGCGGGACTTCGGGGCTGCCTGCGGAAAACGCCTGTTATATTCATCAACCTCTAACTTGGTTCGCTGCTCAATCGTCAGTGCCGGCACAGGTGGTGCTGGGGCGACTGGAGTCACGAACGAAAAAGGAAGACGAATAGTGGCTGAAGGCGGCAGAGGCACCGTTGCCGGCGCCGACATCGCTGCCATGGAAGGGGGCTCAACATCCGGGCCCACCTCACCTTTCAGCACAACGCGCGGCAGCAGAGGTCGACACAGGTGTGACATAGAGGACTCACTCCTCACCTTGTCAGCCCACGATTCGACAGCCGCCGCAACAGGCAACGAAGGGACGCGGTCAGGCAGCAGCGGGGCTCGCAGGTGAGTCATAGAGGGTCGAGCCCTCACAACATCAGCCCACGACACCCGCGATCCCTGGCTCCCAACGCTAGGAGACGAAGGGGCCGACCGTGGAGACCGGTCCCCATCGCTCATCGCAGGTCCCACAAATGGCTGGGATGCCTGTGTCACGGAACCAGGTTCCGCGCAGGCCGCACTGTTCCCAGGCGCGTCTGGAGAAGGACTTTGGCCCGTCGGCTGGGCGGGGAGGGGAGGGGAAGCGGGCTGAATAGGAAAGGCGGAGGAGTCAGCAGCGGTTGGCGCACTCGCCACCTTCGCCGCTTCGTCCAGCTCCACGATCCTTGCACTCAGGCGTCCAATGTAGCACGTCGGCACAATGCATTGCAGATGATTGCGAGCACCCAATCCGTACTTCGCAAACATAGCCTGCAAGCTATGCCCCGTGTTCTCGACGCAAATTGCTTCCTCCTGCTGCCTCGGCGTGGTTTTCGCCTTCCCCACGAGGATCACTGCCCAGAAATGTCCAAGTTGAGTGGCCATGCTTTCGTAGTCATCGTACTGGCTCGTGTAGAGTAAGAACGCATTGTTCTCATCCTTGTCCAGATTCTGCATGATGACATCGTCCAGAGTGAAGTAAGCGGTCTTGGTCTGCACCGTGGAGGTGGTCAGAGGACTCAGCCGCGTCAAGTCTGGATGCACGTACTTGGCCAAAACGATCGGAAGGGACTCGATGCAAGATTGCGCGCAGAACGCAGTGTAGTCATCAATGCAAGCGGCGCCTCGATTAGGACATTGCGACTCATCGAGTGAGTGCAAGACCCGAATGGCATGCCACAAGCATGAGTTCTGATGATCAGAACTGGAGACTTTCACGAACGCTCTTCGCCTCGCCAGAACCTCCAACGATCGTTGGACACACTGGTCAGCGGTCAAAGCGGATTTTGGTTGAAACTTCCGCCCAGCCGTCTTGTCGATCTGCTTGCGCTGGGGGCGATGTGCCCCTCCCAACGCCTTGCCTGGCGCCCCAATTTTGCGGTAGGGGTGCTTGCATGGCTTGCCTCGAACAGTCCAGATGCCATTACGACAATGGCCACCATCCGGAAGAGACGAGTCAAGCTGGCTGTCGTCGAAGTCGAGGATCCTCAGGGCATGCATCCCTTCCGGAGTCTCCACGATCGCGAAAACAATGGGACCTTCGCCCCCCTGCAACCAGATGCCTCCAATCCGCATCAAGCAGGAGAGCCCTTGCTCCAAAAGCCAGTTGCCCATGCATTCCACACAGCTGGGGATCTCAGATCCAAAATTCCATCTTGACCAGACTGCGCGTTGCAAGCAAGTTTCGTCATCCGTGCACTGCCAGCCATCGGATACGAAAAAGCTAAAGCCCAACTCGTGGAGCTCCTCGTTGAACTTGTTCAGCACTTTGCGCGAAGAACGCACATAAAGAGCATTACAAACATTGAGGTAGTCACGGCTGGGGGAAGAGTGAATCAGGCCTTTTTGGAGCATCATCGTGCCCACTAGCGCAAGGCCGTCATTTTCACACTCCACCACCGGGGTGGGTTCTGCCACCGGGTGGTCTTCGTAATAGCTCTCCTCGACTAGAAAGCTAAACGGAAAATCAATCCCGTGCGCGTCGAGTGCATGCATCGCAGCCCAGCGAACAGGAAGCTCGCTTGGGGTACTGCACGCAACGACGTCGGCAACTCCCGCAACCTTTCGGCGGGGGGATTGGGCCACTCGAGCCTGGCCAAAGCTGCCGTCAAGTCCTATCTGGGATGTAATAGTCTCCAGTGGCTCAACGGCTGAAGGATCGCGCTCTCCCACCCATTGGGAGGCGTCGGGCCCCAAGCCCAGAGGGCAAGAGGCAGGGAAAGAAGGAGAACGAGTAGCGTTGGAAGATGGAGAAAAACTTGCCGTGTCAAGGTCGCAGAAAAACGAAATAACCTCCGCCCCCTGGGTTAGAGGAGACTTGCGGGATGTCCCATTGGCTTGCGCCGGGAGGGGGGCCCCGCTGGGTGGGTCTGCTTCCACTGACATGGGGTCGTAAAGACCCCCATCCGCTCCTGGGTTCGGTATGCTGCCGTCCCCTCTTGCGGAGGCCTGTCCCACAGGTCTTGGCAATACCATCCGGTTTCCGTGGCCACCAGTACAGGCGCCGTAGCTAACCTCAGTACCGGTGTGGGTCTCGAAACCTTCAAATCGACCCCGGGGGATACCCTCGGCGCTATCAGTCCCTTTGCGCTGGAGCTCACATGTGCCAACGTTCTGGTCGTCCGAGACATGGGAGCCGACGCTAGGCTCCCCATCTCGTACTTGGATCCGCGTGACATTCATGGCGCCAGACAAACAAGGCAGGCTTTGAGACCTGCGCAGGCTGCGACTGAGTGAGCAAACTCCGGAGGAGCTGCCTTCGCTGCGCGTTGGAAATCCCAACCTACAGTTGCACCTCTGCGTCATCATTGCAGGGTTTAAAAGGAGGTTGTACGGCCAGCTGCCGTAGAGGATGGTGGAGGTCGATGCGGCTCTATCCCCCCTGGGACCCAGCCGCCTGGGTATCGGAATA